ATTCTAATATGATCTCTTTGATCATTGTTGATTTACCTGACCCTGTGCCAGATGTGAACAGTACAATCTCACCCTTACGCATACCATCCAGCTTATCGTTAAGTCCTTCAAGACACTTAGGGTATGGCACAGACTTTACAGACTTACGTTCAACATAGGCTTCCCATATAGCTTCACCACGTACAATAGATGCTGGTGTGTAGTTACGTGCACTGAATGCAGCACTTACTAGCTCTGATGGGTTAGCCATCAGGGAGTCACAAGGATCATTAGTGCTTAGTGTAGCCACCAGTGTCTTGTCCCAACCAATGATCTTAGCTGCCTCTGCTACTGCCTTATCACCTGCTTCATCTTGATCGAACATCAGTATAACTTCTTTGAATGATCTTAGCCACTCACGATTAGCCACAAGGATCTTCATATTACTAGATGATGGTAAGGATACCACAGGGTACGTACGCTTATACTTGTTAAGCATAGCCTGCTGTACTGCTATAGCATCTAGCTCACCTTCAGTTATGATTACCTTTAAACCACCCTGCTGGAACTTAGATTGCCCGAATAGCTCAAGATCCTTGTGCTTCAACTCACCTACAACTCTGAACTCTTTTGGTAGGTTACGCTTCTTATATGCAACTATCTTACCCTTGACTGTGTATGGGTAGTAGTGCGCAGTTACTGTGCCATTAGCATCATAGGATACTTTCATATCATACTCGTCACAGGCAGTCTTAGTCAGACCACGCTCACGTACACCTGCACTGTCGTAGTTGTGTATATCTTGGAGTGATTCGCCACTCATATCATAATCCTGTTGTCGGTTAGTATTAGGTTTAAACTTTGATTTTACTGTATCATCATACTGATCCAAGAATGCTGGTACACCACATGCAAAGCACTTACCTCGTCCATTGGACCATAGTGCTACTGCATCTGATGACCCACATTTGAAGCATGGATAGTGTTTGGTGAATTGTTCACTCATTAGTTCCACCTGTCTTCTTTATAGGACTTAGTGTCTATACGTCTGGTACTGGCTTTGACTTTATAATCAAGTCTTTGCTGCTTCTTCTCCTTTGGCTTTGATAAGTACTCTTCCGGTTCTGTAGATTTCGTTGAGTCTGTCTTTTGTTTCATCTGATATAGCTTCTTTAGGTATGAATTTAACTGCACCGATCTGTCGGTTCAGGTATAAAGGAATCCCTTCAGGACACTTCTCTGTCAGTACATCTAAGTACCATTGAACTTTACATTCTGCTGCTGATAGTCCACCTCTTGTCTCAAACAATTGAATCATCTCGAAGGTAAGATCAGATCCATCTTCTATGAGATCATTAATGTGCTTTGAGGAACTCTTGTATACCTTCCAGTTAGACTCCTTGTCTCTCTTGGTCTTCTTATAAGAGTGGAACTGCTTCTTACCTACATATCTGATAGGGTTGCCATCAGGTACAGATACGGTTATAAGATACACGAATCCGAAGTAATCATCTACCTCGAAAGGTTCTCCATCATAAGACCAGTGTCCCAGACTCATGACATAGCCGCACTTTCTACTTCATCCCTTAGCTCATCTATCATTAACTCTAACTCCTCAATCCGACTCTCCATCTTCATGAATGCAGTGTGGCACTCTTCCCATACCACTAGCTCAACACCATCTACTTTATAACTGCCAATATTAACGACCATAATTAGTATCCCTTTTCACTATTTCAATAAACTCATCTAAATCACCTTTGTAACTATCATCCTCACGCATACCAGCTGCTTTTAGTAGGTCACATATGTCCTCAGAGATAGGTTCCATACGCAGACAATCACCCCACTCAGCTGGCATAGTGTCTCCTTCACAATCCTCGTACCAAGATTCAACACCATTCTGATAGTAATGTAGCCATGACTTATCATGCACTGTGATTATCTTTATCTTATGCATCCCCACAGAACCCCCTACTTTCTTCCAACTAACCCTACTCATCTGCAAATACCTCTTCAATAGTTAATCTCTTAAACCCATTCCAATCCCTACGCATATACAGTAAGTTCCAGCAAGTCTCAAGCTTCTCCTTCCATTCTCTGGGATGATGGTCACGCCATGTGTTAGCAACTGTTTCAAGCATGTCTTTTGTCGGTATGTCTTTTAAGATCTTTTCAGCCGTCTTAGGGCCGATACCTTTAAGTCCATGAATGTTATCTGTGCTGTCACCTGTAAGCATTTGCATACACATCTTATAGTGACCTGTGTCACCGTCAATGAAGTATTGAGTCTTCTTGTTGAAGTTATAGTGCCAACCCGGAACCATATCAATGTCTTTATCAATGTGTGCTATGACGTAGTGCTCACCAGCTTCATAAGCTTCCTGTGCCCATATGGATACAATGTCATCTGCTTCACAGTTGTCAGACTTAAAACATCCAGTCTCCCATGCGTACTCTGTTACTGCCTCTCGTCTTTCCTTAACCTTAGGATCCATAGCTGTACTAGAACGATTACCTTTGTAGTCCTCAGCGATACCGTATCTGAAGTTACCTTTACCTTTTACAGCCACGTAACCTTTGATACTCCCAGTGTCACGCATGATGGCATCAAGTGCCTTATCAAAGTATGACTTTGCTTGTGTGACTGAGTCTGTTGTCACTGCTATACGGAAGATGATTGAGTCAGCGTCTATGAAACACTTATCATACTCCATCTCTGTTTCCATACAGCTCTTACTGAACATAGTATAGACTGCATCATTATTATTGAACATAGTTGTTACTCTTTGCTAAGTTATCAGATGCTTTTAGGATCTGTAAGTTATTCTCCACATGCAACCCTGATACAGTTTTACCCTGTAACGGGATTATGTGATCTACATGATATGACCGAGGGCCATGCTCTGAGTTAAGAGCAGCACAGTCCTCGTATATCTTTCGGATAGCATCAGGGTCTGCCCATAAAGGCATCCTTTGTTTCTTCTTAACGTACCTCATATTACAGTAGTGGTTAACATAACCAGCATTATCTCTCTTCCATTGACGTTGCCGCTCACGTTCCTTGGCTAGGGCTACTGGGTCAGCGTTCATCGTCAGTAACCTCTGTCTCCTCTTGGTAGCCTTAGTGTCACGCAGAGGCTAATAGTGCTGCTTGTTCAGCTCTATCCTCAACCATCCACTCCTTAAATAGATCATTGTCTAGACATGTAGACCCACCGTGACCCCACTGGTATATACCTACGAATCCTTCAAGGAACTCACTAATACAGATGCCATTATCTGAACGAGACTCCATGACACATATATAATCCTCAACCATAACAGGGTCTTGGTACTCAGGTCCTGAGCATCTGAATTGGAGACTACGGAGTACTAGTTCATGTTCACCCTTAGGGTATACAAGTCCTATTTTCACTTCACTATCGTAATCCCAAGCCGAATGGCCGAAGTATACCTCTGCATCTTCAGGTACGTTCTTTATGAAACTAGTTGCGTTTAGTAGTAGTGTCTTTATCAGATGTTCTGTCAGACGTACAGAAGTCTTCTTTAACTGGTTCTCAAGAATTACCACATCCTTCTTGAATTCAACCTTATACTCAGGTACCCAGATGAAGTCACTGCCCTCCTGTACACCCCAATCTTCCATCTCATCAGCAGCGAACTGTAGTGCACAAGCTTCCTCTATTAACTTGAGGTAGTCACATATTTTTAAGTTCTCCAGTGGATATTTATCTAAGGTCTCCACATTAAAGGTAACGTCATACAACCTATCTAACTCTTTGTTAGTGTATTTCAGCATAATTTATTCCTATTTTACCATCTCCATCCATACAGGTAACCCCTACGGACCTAGGACCCTCACGGAACCCAGCTACAGAGATATCTAATACAGCTTCAGCATGTTTAGTAGGCGTAACCCAAGCAGTCTCATCATGATAGAATAAGATAGGGTATGTACCTTCGAGTCCTAGCTCCTTAATCTTCTTGTACTGATACACAAGTGCAGTCTTGCATGTGATACCTTCCAGTGTTTGAAGTAAGTAGTTAAGCAGTTGATGCTCTGAACCTACAATAATCCGTCTGCCATCAGCTCCAATTATGAAACCAATACCTGTCTTCATCTTGTTATGGTTGTACTCAGTTGCTAAGTTATCCTTAAGTTCCTTAAGCTTTGGGAATGCTGCTTTGAACTTAGCATCTGCAATCTTACCTGCTTGAGGTGACTTACGTCCGGTAACTACTTCACCTAGCTTAGTCATACCTGCTCCAAATAGGTAGGCATAAATGAAAGACTTAGCCACTGAACGTGATACACCAAGGATAGCAGCGTTACGTGAGTGTGCGTCAGTTCCCTCAGCTTCCTTACCCATAACAACTGATGCTGTGAATTCATCATCACCCATATAGTGTGCAAGTCCTCGGAACTGGTTACCAGCTGAGTCAGCACCTATAAGTCTGTGCCCACGTTCACATGTAAGTAAACCCCTTAAATCCTTACCGTACTTGGCATGAACTCCGGGAATGTTAACTATACCCCTATGCCTACATCG